GTTCTTTTTCCTCCAAGGTCACGAGCAACCTCACGCTCCCAATCTTTCCATTGCTTACTCCGATTCGGGGGCAGGCTCATCCTGCTCATCTCCCGGATCAGTATCCGTAATAAACGGAAGAATATCTGCATCCTCATTAATATCCAACTCGTCCTCCCAACGCTTGATCGGAATATTACTAAGAGAAGCCTGAATAACCTTGGTAACATCACCAGCGGCAATCAGAGTCATAGCGTCCTCATTATCAGTAAAGATATAAAAAGGACCATCAATGACAGCACGAACAGTAAGAAACTCCAGAACACCAGCGACACGCTCACCAATAAGCATACCGTCGCCCTCGCACTCTGCAAGCATCTTCTCCATCGGACTCAAATCTTGCTCACTCATATTACACCCCCCTTCAGAAAACTTGACTGTTTTGGACTAGAGCAACACCCGTTTCGGTGTCACGAATTTCAATGTGCGTAACCTCGCCTGCCTGTCTACGACGAGACTTAAAGTGTACAAGGCCGAACCTTCCGGGGGCCTCAGCACGAGCCTCCAAGCCACAATCTACGGCAGCACCAATGTCGGACGAGCCACGAGTCTTAGTGTATGAAGAGTTGGAATCACTCTTGTTAGTATGATGCAAGACAATTACGGCTGCGCCTGTCTCATTGGTGAGCACATTGATTGAATCATTAAACAACTTAGCCATTGCGCCAGCACTATTCTCGTCTTGGGTGTGCAAGCGTGTAAGGCTATCTAGTACGATTAGTTGAGGCTGATACATAATTGCCTCGTCCAAGAATCGGTCAAACCTACGATCAAGACGTACGCCCTGACGATGCAGATAACGAATGTTATCATAATTCTTGAGTCCTAGTTGGCGGAGACGGTGATATACTACATCGTGAGGATTCTCCTCATCAACGTAGAGAACACGCCCATGATGATTCATGTTCCACTTGATCCACGTATCATCTCCGTTAGCCATAGCCACAGCAAGGCTCAGACTGATCCATGACTTGCCTACGTTAGGCTCGCCAACAAGCAGGGTAGTGTCTCCACGAGCAATAACACCATCTACAAGCCACTCATAGTCGGGAGGCGGGGCAGACAAATTAAGCGCATCATACGAATAAGTACCGCTTCCAGCCTCATTCATAATAGTCTTGAAAGTGTCTAGCGTGTACGAATCAAAGAATTCTACAACATCCTTTACATCATCAGGCAGTGTGATACGCTTAGCCTTTGTGCCCAACTTGCTGCGGATTGTAGTCCAAGCCTTGTCGATCTTTGCTTGAGTATTATAATCCGCATCATTATCAAGAATAACATACACAGTTTCGTACTTGCGGAGAATATCAGCCTCCGCGTCACCAAGCAAGTATGCGCCGGGAATACCATAAGTATTCTTGACGCCCTCTTGCCAGAGACGCATAGTGTCAGTCTCGCCTTCTACAACAAAGCAGTTCTTCCACTCGTCAAGAGGACCATGAAACATACCAAGACGAATACCCTTGACGCTGGTAAAGCGACGATCACCGGGACCGATGTAACGCTTCTTGTCCCCATGCGGAAAAGGAAACACAACCCACTCATAATCATCATCGGAACGAATCCCGAATGCCTCTAGAGTGTCCTCTGTGATACCCTTGTTATACGCAAACCAATTCTTTTGTGCTTCCGTTAGCATACTTTACTCCCAGACTCGTACGAAACAAATAACATCGGCGGTGTTACGATCACGAACCATAACAGCCCCACCGTCACTATCATTACCGTGACTCGTGTTGCCTTCAATAGCCTTAAAGTCACCATACTTGTTAGGCGCCACGCTGACGATACCCACATGATCAGAGACGCCATCATGCTTCCAATCAAAGAGAACAATGTCGCCAGCCTTGACCTTATCCTTCGGAACCACATTCAGGCCGTAGCGTTGAGCACGAGCATCATTCACCATGAACGGACAATACGCCCAACGAACCCCCGGCTTAAAATGCTTAGCACCAACACTATTAAAACAATACGTCACAAACATAAGACACCACGGACCAGTGATACCATACCAACTAGAGAACATAGTCTTGTTACTATTCGGCGGACTCTCCTTCGTGCCGATGAACGAGCGAGCCACGACAAGCGCGGCCTCACCAAGATTCTTAGGCTTGCGAGTCTTAGCCCGCTGCTGCATCAAAAGCGTAGTCTTCTTTGCACCAGACAGATAGGCTGAAAGATCAGTACCATACGTGGCACGAATATTCTTTTCAGCATAGCCTAGCATCCACTTAGCCTGCGTACACGCTCGTGCAGTCTGCTCACCGAATACACCATCAATCTTACCACTCCAAGCCCCAAACTCTCGGAGCCGTCGCTGTGCATCCTTAACATCCTTCCCCTTCATCGGAGGACTAGTCAAACTCAAAACTCTCATACCATACTCCTATAGTGTTGCTTTGCTCGCTCTTCCTCAATGAAGATGAGCCTGTCAATATACCACTTAGCCTTCTTTAGATCCTGAATACCGCCCTTGTATCTATAACGGCTAACATACTTAACAACATTTCCCTGATGATAATCCAAACCCATGCCCTCAATTGCGGTAATAACTTCCATATCGCCTTGAGTATAGTGCTTAGGACTGTTCACAGGGTCATCAATCGCCATTATACTCCTCCTTATCAGCCCAATTCGTACGACTAATTTCGCAGTCGGTACCTATCTTAACGTATTCTTCGACAGTTTTATTCCCCATAAAGTAAGGAACTTGTTCGGATAGTGTAACAATTTCATTATCTGCTGCGTCGATGATGATTTCATCATGCACGATATTTACTATATGTGAACGAAATTCGACAGCATTAAGATAATGGTGTACGTTTACAACAGCCTCTCGCATGAGGTCTGCGGCAGAGCCTTGAATGAGAGCGTTGAGAGCCTTGTGAGACTCTTGAACGTGAAGCCTACGACCATACAAACTAGTGATGTAGCCGCGCTTTAGGCTGTTAGCGATAGCCTCATTAAGCCGCTTGATACCGGGACGAGTCTGATGATACGCATTGAGTAGTCGTCGTGCCTCTTTGTAGGGCACTCCCAATTGCCGCATGATAGTAGGTGTACCACCACCATAGATAATACTAAAGTTTAGTGTCTTGCCTACTTGTCGTTCCTCGTCTGTGACATTCTCTTTGTTGTAGAGGCCTTGAGCGGTAACGCGATGCGGGTCTGACCCGTTGTTAATCTCATCTGCAAGCGTAGTATCTCCGATTGCTTTGGCGAGATAGTAGGCGAGTAGACGGACCTCAATGGCTTTATAATCAAAGAATAGGAACGCATCAAGTTTGGGTACAAATGCACGTTTCACGTCCTTCTGGCTTCTGGGAATATTTTGTACGTTCATGTGTCTATCATCCTTTGTGCTGCCCACTTGGCTAGCACCTCGTACGTTGTCATCGCTGCTTCAAAACTGCCTGCAAAAATAGGCCACGGACGATCCAATAGAATACCAGAGGGATGGTCCAGCATAGTAACAATATAGAGGTCAAAATCGTAGAATTGTTGTTCTTCCCACCAATCATACGGATCCATTATACCTCTCTTCAAGAAGGTCGGCGTACTGACGAGCAATCTTGGAGACATTCGCTTGAATCTCACCATTGTATACTCGCTGTGCTGTACCTTCATGAATGTACTGCTTGTACAAGAGCGTATCAATATGGTACGGCTTTGTATGTAGCATGGTCCTAACCATCAACTCGTAATCATCAGCGACTCGCAGAGTAGGATTATGCCCACCAATCTCACGATACGTCTCTGCTCTCCAAGCACGAACATGATTAGGAGCACTAACAATATGACTCATAGTAGTAAAGTTTAGTTCTGGTGCTCGCATGACCCAAACACCATACTCATCATCATAATACTCAGAACCATAACCGAACGCCCAACCATCAGGATACTTGCAGGATTGACCATACTGATTAATCTCGCACCAATTAGAATAAACAAAGCCGACCTCGGGATCCTCAAATGCTTCAGAGATAGCCTGTAGTGCGTCAGGAGTGAGTTCATCATCATGGTCCAACTCTACAAGAATATCACCATAAGCCATAGAGAAGCCGCTCAACTTGACCATACCAATAATGCCAATATTCTTATGCGAACGGTGCAACTGAATCTTGTACCGCTCATCACTACAAAAACCATAAACCTGATTAAACACATTATCGTTGTTGGAGTCATCCCATACGACCCACTCCCAATCAGTGTATGTCTGGTTTTTCAGACAGGCCCACGTTCGTGCAAGAATGTCGGGATTTGTCTCATATGTAGGTGTAATAACACTAATCATGCTTCTGCTGCTCCACTGCTCATGCGGCCCGTACGAGTTCCGTGCTGACGAAAGTTAGGATGCAGAATACCATCCTGCGCTTCCTCATGCAAAGCATCAAAATACGTAGCCTTGATTTTATTAGATTCTCTCAACTCTAGGATTAGTCCCGCGAGTTCGTCGTCCACTTGCTTGAGCGCGTCTTTGGAGGTAGAGGATACCACGAGTCCTCTCTCATTGAGTGCGTGTAGAACCTGTTGGTGTGATTGCGGGTTGAATTCCTCACCAGCAAGTTCCCCAATACGACGCTTAAGTTTGAAAATCCGATCACCATACTCCTTCCGTTGATTAATAACATACTTACGATCTACTTGCATACCTTGACGCTCAACACTCAACAGCACAAGCGTCAAATGTTTTTCCAATTCGTACAACTCATACAAGTCTTGCGGCAACTTAGGCTGTAGAAACTTGTAGAGGCGCAAAGTAAACTCTGCATCCTTACGAGCGTACGGAGCAAGAATGTCGTGTGGAATAGGCTCATAACCGTCTTCTTTCTTAAGTTTTGCTTTGCGTCGGTACGCCTTCAACACTTCATCCTCGTCCGTCTCTTCGTTAAGATACGTACGTGCTAGATACTTTAGACTAGTAGACTGATGCTCATCAATCAAGTGAGCGAGTGCCTGAGTGTCCTCAAACTTTTCAGCAAACAAGCGCCAATCAAAACCTAGAGCGTGGAGTTTCTGCAAGTCAAATTTAGCATTATGCATAATAATCTTATCCGCGTTCTCAATCTCACTGAGAACAAACGCCAAGTCATCATACCACTGCTTGTCAGACAAAACGCGCTTATCAATAACCATACTAGCATCATCGTCTGCTAGGCTGATCATAAAGGCTTCGTCGTGCCAGCCTACTCCTGTAGTCTCCGTATCAATAGCAAGTAGCCGCATTAGAACTCCGGGTCGATTCCTGTGCTTCCAAAGCCATTCTCGCCGCGCTCAGAACCCCACACCTTTCCCGGATTAAAATAATAATCCAAGAGCGGCATAATCATAATCTGAGCAATACGCATACCATGACCAACATGATACGCATTATCCCCAAGATTGCCAAGAATAACCTTTACATTGCCAGAGTAGCCTGAGTCGATAATACCCGGCGCGTTGAGCACAAAGATACCCTTGTCTGCCGCAAGACCACTACGACTACAAATCAAGCCAACATGACCCTTAGGGATATGAACACGAATACCCGTATCAACAACAGCATGGCCTTTAGCGGGCACTGCAACCTTATCGTTAGCATGAAGATCATACGCACCATCCTGTACATACTTACGATATGGCATATTCAGTACGTCACCATCATTCTCATAATGAATTTCTAGCATCAGTCCACCATATAGTCATCTGAACACTCAGGACAATTACAGGTAATAAAACGATTACTATTATTCTGTGTCCACCTACTAAACTGACCGTCAAACTTACTGCTACCATCATAAACATAGCCCTGATCAGCCATGACCTCATCAAGAGCCGTCTCCAACTCTTCAAGACGCATAGCCATATCATCAAGCATACTAATAACCTGTCGCCGCTGCTCAAATAGCACAGCCATCGTCTCGTGAAAAAACCTACAATCGTACAACTCCATTAGATAACACCCCTTTCGGTAAGAACCTTACGCATATTCTCAACACTAAGATCCTCAGTACCAAGACACTTAATAATGTCCTCGCGCTGAGGCTGCTCATCAGGATCAAGACCAAGATCCCGAATCGTATACTCCATGACCAGATGCTTCAACTGCACATCATCCTTAGATGCCTTACGCTGAAGATCAACATAGTCACGCTCATCCTCGCTCCACAAGTAGAGCGCAATACCAAACTGATGGCAAGCCTTCTTAAGAGCCTCAGCCTGAGCCGTCTTTACAGCACCATCAGGATCAAACTTAATATCCGCACCAATACCATCACGACTGACACGAGCACTCTGCGTAGTAAGGTACGGACCGTCACCCTCATCATCATCAATGCTGATAACACCAATATCCTCTAGCATGACAGTAAGCGTGCCCTGTACGGTAGCCAGATATTGCGGCTTACCCGTGCTAGTCTGAGCAGTAATAGGCTCACACTTCCACGAGTTGATATTCCATGCCCAACGAGCACCAAGTACCTCATTCAGACGATTAATGTAACCATCAATGGATACATAATCCTGATTCTTCTGGTTCTTCTTAACCAGACTAGGGTGAAACTTTTCAGTGAGTTCCTTTGGAATCATTACCCCTCCTATACGGGCCAATAGTAGTTATACTCCCCAACAACGTCAGGGTAGTAGCGATTATACCACACCGGATCCTTAAATACAAGGGCCGACTTGTGTGAATCATGCACACGATTATCGCCCCACCAATGTGGCTGTTGAGCATTATCAATCGTAAAATGCTCATGGAAAACATCAAGCGTCTTATCCCAACAAGTATCCTTGTAGCCGCGACGAGTCCACTCATTACAAGTATAATTCTGATACACAAGCAGAGCAGGCTCATAACCACGCCACATACGAGTAGCAGGATGATTAGTCCAACCCTTACTAAGACCAGCAAGAGCCTTCATAATCTGCAAAGTTTCCACGCGCTGCTTGCCAAGACGCTGCCGATCAAGCACACGAACACTCTGATAAAAATCAGGCTCAGGAATGAATGTCTGCATACTCTCTCTCCATAACTTTGATACCCTCCATCAATGCCTCGTGACCAGCCTCAGTAAAAAACCACTCACCACGATACAACTCTACATACCCCAACTGTGACATAACAGCAATAAACTCGTCATCACAATCAATAAATGTACGACGAGGATTATACCTATTCCAGATTCTTTGAATACGCTTCCTAATCATAATCAGTCCCAATCGCTAGACAAATACCAAGTATCCAACAAAATACAGTAATCCCGATAAATATGTAAACTACCATTACACACCAGCATACCCTTCAGGATAACCAGCCTCACTAGCAACCTCCTCATACCCCGTGGTAACTACCAGATCATTGTTACGAATCGTAGCAGCAACAAACGCTTCATCATCTGAACAACCACAAGGATCGTCTACAAGATGCGCCCACGGACAAAACATAGACGAATAGTGAGGACGATACACCAAATCCCACTTATCCTTACCCTTAGTTTTCCATACAAACTCTCCCTCTGGAGCAGGCGGCAGCACACCAACAGATACAAACGTAGCAATACTCGTCTCAACATTAGTCATACGCTTACGAATATCACTAATATTCATTGGAGCAAACTCCATAACAATAGGCTCTGCCCAACGACGCTTGTAATCAGAACTAGAGGGCAGATAAACAATCGCAGTACGAACATCCTGAGTAGGCCCAAAATGATAATACGCACTAGCCTGTAGAATATGCTCAGGCTTAGGAACATCACCAAGCAGACTCATACCAGCACCACTAATCGTTTTATAGTCTAGCAGCCAGACCTGACCATCCTCATCCTCAACATACGCATCCACACTACCAACCCACGGAAAATCCCACTCATCCTCAGGAGCAACCACAGGATGCTCTGGTACATACTTAGGATACAGGTCAGCCATTTTAGTATGAATAACCTCATGCACTCCCGTGCCTTGCAGTAGTGGGAATGCTCGCTGCCATGTAGCCTCCGGCGGCTCAGGATAACCAAACACCCAATACAAGGCTGTATGCCTATCATGCTGCAAATGTGCAGAAAAATGTAGCACACCATCATTACGCGGTGCTACAAGTGCCTGCTTTAGATTACTAATCAGACTCAGCATAATCTACCCATCCAACCTGCAAAGCACCCGAACCATCATCAATCTCAATAACAAACTCATCATTACTTTTGAAACACCAAGCAGTAAGAATCTTTTGACCATTATAAAACACAACAGCCTCTAGATTCTCATCGTCGCCTTTTGTGTAAAACTTAAACATTCTTAGCCTTCAACTTACGCGCAGCGCGAAGAGCCTTAGCCTCCGCCTTCTTCTTACCACGCTCCAAGCGGCGCTCCATAGCAGCAGCCAACTTAGCCTTCTTGATAGTACCAGCAACAGCCATTACAGTTCCTTCTCCTTATCAAATCTGACAATACGCGCCTTGAACTTAGGCCTACCCTTCTTATCAGGAGTACGCCGATACGCCCACACCTTCCAACCCATGTCATACAACACACTACTAACACCATTCAGCGAAGTAGAATAACCAACATGATCATCACCAATCTGAATCTGCCAAGCAATCATAGGCTCCAACCCGCTAGGCCGACCACGCCTTTTCTTATACGTAACTACAACCTCAGCCTCCTCATGCTTACGCTTTTTCTTTTCAGCCATCAAAGTCCCGACTCCCAATACTCTAGCGGAGCATACTCCATATCATCAGCATCAAAAGAATAACTAATACGATACTTGCGCTCAAGATACTCTAGATACGAATCATAATCATAATCCATATCACGAAGTTCCTCATACGTCCACTTGTAATCATCGCTAGTCATCAAGGCCAACCTTTTCATCATGCATTTCATTAAGAATAAGATTTGTAGTATAAATAATATCAGTAATGATACTATTCAGTACCCTACGAGTCTCTAGAGACTCCTCATGTATGTAATACTCGTTATAAATCCAATCCTTTACTTCTAGCAATGTACCAATGTCAGTAGCCTTATCCATATGGTCCTTTCTACCATTGATAACGAATCTGTCAGCGATTCTATTCCAGATAAGTGTAACAGTTTTGTTAAGGCTGGGGGACTAGGATTCGAACCTAGATTCTTGGGACCAAAACCCAATGTCCTGCCGTTAGACGATCCCCCAATATGAAGGAGAGGAAGGGTACGCCCAACCTTCTATCCCGCGTCAATTTACCTCTCCAATACGGCTGATAGGAGTCGAACCTATACCTAACAGGGTAGAAACCTGTTGCACTATCCATTATGCTACAGCCGTCAAAAATGTTTGACGATAATAGTCTCCCGCTGAGTAGACGGGACGCTTAGACTACAAAGCACAGAGTCCCGTCGGGGTATCGTCAAGTGGGCGAGGAAGGAATCGAACCTTCGACATCTACCGTATCAGAGTAGCACTCTAACCAACTGAGTTACTCGCCCATGCTAGTACGGCTAGTAGGAGTCGAACCTACACCTAACAGATCCGCAATCTGTTGCACTATCCATTATGCTATAGCCGTCAAATGCGGGTGGAGGGAATCGAACCCCCACACCTTGCGGTACCTGATTTTGAGTCAGGCGCGTCTACCAATTCCGCCACACCCGCTGAACGTTATGCTGCGCTGCCCCGATAGGCAATCCACACAGCAGCCTGAGTATCACGAGGAGTAATACCAAGCACATCAGAAAGACTACGAACAGCAGTCTCAATCTCGTTACGCATTCCTACCCTAATGTCGCTACCAAACCCGGCAGCCTTACCCATGATCGCATCAACAGTGACGGGATCAGTATGACCAAGAATGTTCAGGTAAAAGTTCGTGACCTTCGGACCCGTGACATGACGGCTGTAGTAGCGGTCGTTAGCCACGAGCATACCCTTAGCAGCATTAGCACCAAGGATACCGTAAGACACGCGGCGCTTGTATTCTGGCCGATGCATATCCTGTAGAATCTGCTCGGTTGCAAGAAGATTCTTAGACCAGCGGGCACGAGGACTAGTCACAGCCATAACAGCAGCGACACGCTCAGGAGTCACATCATACCACTTACCCATATCAATACAATGCCGCCAAGCAGCAGGATACCAATCCTTGCCCTGCTCAATAGCATTATCAATACCATAAGCATTCAGCGTATGGTAATACTTGTTAGCGATAGTTTGCATTAGACCTCATTCACCTCGTACGTCTCCATGCGATACCAATCAATATCCATGTAGTAGTTGTCAAGACCGTTGAACTCAATCTCGTCCTTAGCCGCTTCCTCAGCGGACTCATCATCATACGCCTCAACCTGCACAGTTACAGTAACAGGAACCGTTACCGTAACCTCATACTCCTGCACTACCATGTCACGACTGCACAGACCAAGCCGCTCAACCATATCCGCAATCTCACCAGCATACAGCCCGGTGTCATCCTTAGCCTCGCGCAGCGCAGCACGAATCTGCTGATAATCTCCACGCTCAATAGCACGAACCACAAAATACTGTGCCACGTTCAGGAGCACGGAACAATCACGAGACTCATTCATTGTTTCGAGACGCAGAGCATCAAAGGCGCCCTCAAGTTCGCGAATGCGAGCATCCTTAGCATCAATCAACTCACGATGATGATCCGCGCTAACCATAGTACCACTCATCAGTACGACCCTCCGTCGTAGAAGTAAGACCTACGCTCAATGCTCATAGGCCACGGTTCATTACCATACTCAATATCGTATGGCTCCTGCACATCAGGCTCTGGCATACCAGCCAGATACTCTAGAAACTCTTCATCAGTAAAACCCTCCCAATAATCATCCACAGTAATCCACTCAGTACCATTCCATTCATCCATTTTCAGTTCCTCCTTATCTCTCTATAAGAAACTACTTCACTACGTTCAGTAGTTTCTTTAGAGAGTATAGGGCTTCGGTTAGAACGGAAACATCTCATCATCATACACGGGCATAATCCAAGAATGATTCTCACCCCAGAATCCGTAACCATTCATCGTGCTGTAGAACGGGTGCCAATCAGCCAGCGGGTGAGTAGAACTCATCCTCCACTGATTAGAGGTAGCCAACGAGCCAATGTCTCCGGTAATGTAAATCATAGTTCCTCTCTACGCAACAGCGTACGCATCCTCCATTACAAAATCAACAGCCTTCTCAGCAAGATTAGCAGCACTAATCAGCAGACCCGGCTCGTCCTTGCACCGCTGCGCCCAACCCTTCAGGTACGCAGCCGACTGATCCATATCAGCAGGAATATCAAGGCTACCACAGAGCATGGCACTACCAAACTCTGCAACCAACTCCTCCTTAGCATACGTATCAGTACCAAAACCAGCCCGCTCCAGCCGATTCAGACGCTTCTCAGCACCCGTAGCGTGGATGATCTCGTGAGCCAGAGTCAGACCATACCAAGACTGACGCTTGAACGTATCCGGCAGAGGCATCTGGATAGTATCCATCATCGGGATGTAGCAGGCACGATCACCACCATACTCGTAACCATTCAGGTTATCGTGGCACCACGAATCAAGCACACTAATACCAGCGTACTGCTCGTCAGCATCAGGCTGAACCGGAAGGTCAGCATCAACCTCGTACTCAGGCAGACCCTCACACTGCGAGGCGTGAAACACCTTGTAATACTTGACATTCCACCAAGTCTTAGTCTCAACCTCACCCGTAGACTCATCCTCCTTCTCGTACTGAGCAGGAGCATTGTATACTACAATCGTAGACTTGCTACCCTTCTTGACCTTAGCACCAATCTCCTTCACATTCGTGAAGGTATACCAGCGAGGATCCGTGGACTCAAGGATCTCCTGCATAAACCCAAGGTACATACGATTGAACCCATTGTAAAGCCTGCCGCTATGACCATTCTGCGGCTGATGCGCCTTGCTAATAACCCACGGACGCTGCCAAATGGCAATGCCCTTCTCCATCTGCTCAATCAGACCCTCAGTCACCTGAGCGTACAGTTCCTTCTTCAGTTCCGGCTTCATATCAAATGCTCCCATCAAGCGCCGTAGTAACAGCATCAAACATACCAACAATATCCGCTACATCATCGGACCAAATCTCAAAGTACGAATCTCCGATGCGAGACTCACGAGCCTCCATGAAAAGGCCAACACGATTTACAATATCGTAAATCTCAGCGATTGCCTGAGCAATCTCAACCTGCCTATCCTTACTAGCCGCCATTCTATTTTCCTTTCCGGTTTCCGGCAACATCTATTCTCTCTAAGGTAAATAACCTCACTAACGTTCGGTTATTTACCGTGAGAGATATAGAGCCAGCCAAATCCCTACCCACAGCAGGGCAGGGACGATGACAATGTAAAATACTTCGATCATTAGTACCTCACCACTCCCCTATCCTCGGGGCAGTCGCCCCACTTGTTAGTAAGTTCGGTCTGAATCCAGCAGAGGGCCTGAGACTCGGCCGCAGCCCGCGTCTCATAACAAGCATAAAACTCCCACGTATAACCCTCATCATCACTCACGTACAGATCGTAAATCTCATCATCAATCTTGTCAATGGTATAAGTAAACATTATACATCCTCCTGCGGGTACTCGCTATCATTCAGATTGTCAAAGTCCTCATCATCATACAGATCCGCATACGGATCATACGGAGGCTCAAAATACAGGTGATCGTACCAAGTCTCCTGATTCTCAATGTAAAAATCCTCATTCATATTACAGCCTTTCTAAGCCAAAACGATTACCAAGACAAGGGATAGTATTACTCACCCACCTACAAGGCCTTAGAACGCTCTCTAGACCCCTTAAAACGCATCCTAGCGCATACCCAGCAACGTCATCAGACGCTTAGCCCGCTTGATATGCTTCTGAGTATACTGATCCGGATACCCTTTCATGTACACGAGCAGATCAATCAACTCATTTTCATAATCATTACGCTGATTCTCAGTCATATTTTACAACTCCTCAGTAGGATTTTACAACTAGGCTAGCACACCCCAAGGCTAGCCATCAATGACGGATATACGTCTAGGCGTCCGTCGGCTCCATCTGGTTCAGCGCGTCCCACAGGTACCCGATGGCCGACTTCTCCGCCGTGAGGTTCTCGATCACGTCCGCAGCCGCGCCCGGCTTGCCGAACTGCCTCATGTTCTCCTCCGCCTCGTCCCTCGCGGTCTGCATCGACACCTCCAACGCCCACTCCGCCCACTCCAGCGAGTGCAGGATCTCGCGGCGCTGGTCCTCCGTGATCATGTAGTTCAGCATATTACAACCTCCGGTTTAGTAGTTTCCTCGTGAAGTCCTAGTTTTACTAGGACTCGTGGGTGCGCTGCTCGCGGTCCGCGCCGATGCGGGAGTCCGTCGGCAGCCCCTTCGGGGCGGAGCCGGTCCGCTTGGCCCGCTTGGCGTAGCCCTTGCCCTTGCTGGCGTAGCGCGCCGCGACCCGCTCGCTGTGCCTGCTGGAG